ACGGGGGACGGGGGAATGACACAACTAAAAAGAAAAGTCAAGGTCAAGCCGCGCGGGGCGCGGTGCTGCGCAACCTTGACTTCCCTTTTTAGCCGTGTCAAAAGGTAAACAAGCGAAGCGAGCGAGCGGCAACGCCGCTCGGCGCTCCGCAAATTTTGAGTACGGGAGGACAACCGAAAATGACACATGAAACAATTACACACAAGGATGTAAACCGCTTCGCATGGTACACCAGCCGGAAAGAAGCCTTGAACATGGCAGCGATACTAAGGAGCAAAGGAATACAAGTCTATATTGGAGGTAAAAGAGCGAGAAACAGTTCCAACTATCTTGACATAAAAATTGCGGCAATCTACCATAACGCATGGGTTGGTAGTGAAATGCCTTGGGTCATCGCATGGCATGACTAAAGAAGAAATAAAAAAAACAACCCCCCTGACCCTAAAGGGCACGGGGGGAAGTTTTTTTTATTTCGAGGAGGTCTTGCTAATAATCTGCTCTGTATCATATTCTAAGGCACTTACCTGCTTCACGGACTTAGGGATGGTATACCACCGTGCCCGTCCCGCCTTGCGAACCGTGTTGACCAGCTCTTGGCCTCCCTCGGGGCGATGTTCCATAGCAATGCAAGAGCGATAAGGAGTAAGACGGCAGAACCAACCAAGACGGTTGCAGAGGTAAATGCGGTCGCAGAGATCACGAATCTTTTTGTCAAAGTCCATAGTCTGAGACGATACAATAATAGTCAAGTGATATTTGCGCTGCATCTTGAAAAATTCGACTGCTTCGCGGGGCATAGATTTAAAATCACGATTAGAGTGCAGGACGCCAACCTCATCAATAAGAATGAGGGAATCAGGAAGAAAAGACTGTTTCCAATATTCCGACTCTAACTCATAACCGATACCCATATTAGAATAGATAAGCCCCTTATTAGAACGAAGCCACCTATCAGCAACACGAGACATATACAGAGACTTGCCAGAGCCCTTTGAACCAACAACAGCTTCAAGTTTATAGGGGTTTTTGCAATAATTATCGATATATACAAAAAGCCAGCAAATACAAAAGATGAGAATACCATAAAGCATAACATATAATCCTTTCATAAAACGAGAAAACGTCGCCGACCATTAAAAATGGTCGGCGGCGTTTTCTCTCAGTCGTTAGGAGCGGCCAGGAATCCAGCGGCGAAGGATACGGAGAACGATGCCCGCGATAGTGAGAATCACGAAGACTAAAAGAATGGGCTGAGACTCATAGAAGTCAATAAGCTGACCCATCCAAGTAATCATCGAGGTGAAGAACTCACCGACCAAGGAAAGCAGAGTAGCGAGAATAGAAGTAGTAGCGCCCTGAAGTCATCATCCTTTCATAATAATATTTATGGCACCTGTCACGGACGAAACAGGAGAACCAACAAAGAGAAAACAGCAGCGAAGACAATGAAAAAGCCAATTTCGGGGACAGAAAAGATGCCGAAACAATACTGCAAAGGTAAAATTTCCATCAGATCATGCGCCCCCAAATCGCGTTCTTAATCCATGTAACAGTAGTAATGAAGACAAGGACAACAAGCAAAGCAGAAACGCAAGCCTGCGGATTGAGAACCTGAGAAGTAGTAGTGGAATCTTCCTCATAAGGGAGTTGAATAAGTTGAGTCGCACTATTATAGGAATACCTTTCGGACGTATAGCCGGACTTGTGCACCGTCTCAGTGCGTTCGATAAAAAACGTATCTCCGAACCAATCCATAATAGCAGTGAAACTATTAGAGACGTTAGGGAGATTAGCATACAAAGCCGGAGTATCTGCGGCGCGGTCATCATAAGCGGTTAAACTCCCTTCAAACGGCAAATCATCTTCCAGAGGTACATAGCCTTCGCGGAGGTCAGGACTTTCAATAATGTTCTGCGCAGGCTCAGAGGGAGCAGAAGATTCTTCCGGCTGAGAATCAGAAGCATTCGCATCCAAATCGGCGACAGCCTGAGCAGATGCCTTGAGATAGTCATACTGCTGCACGGTCATATCACAAGTACGACCGTCATCATACTGTACGGTATAGACAGTCACGCCGTCAGCGTCAATCCAAGTTTTAATGATAGTAGGGACTTCCATTACTAATCACCCTCATTCCAAAGACTGTGAAGAACGAAACCAACAAGAGATAGCAAAAAAAGCATAAGAACTAAGCCACCATAAGTGCCGAAGTGAAAAAAAGGCATATTCAGTACTTTATAGACAAACGAAGTAACTACACCGAGAGTAGCGACAAAATCTACCATGGCAACCAATCCTTAACAAATTTATAGATACCGAGCGAAACGAGAAAAACGACAACGGCAACAACGAGAGCACCACCAGAACCGAGCAGGCCGAAAACCTGTTTGAAAAAGTCGATAAAACTCATCCGTCAACCGCCTTTCGAATAAACAAACGAAGAACAACGGCACCGAAGCAAAGGAGAGAAACAGAGAAAAGGAAAGTACCTAAATTCTGAAAAATACCATTCAGAAGACCTATAGCGCCAGAGCCGATATCAGAATCAACGGAAGGAGTAGAATTCCATGAATTCAAGTTATCCTTTGAGTTTGTGAGCGTATCAGAGTTAATATCAAATTGATTAGTAAGCTCATCTTGCAAATCCTTAACAGACGCCTTAGAAATCCAATCACCGACCTTAACATCAGCAGGAAGCAAAGCATCAGGAACCCAAAGAGTAGCAGCAAAAGTAAGAGTTACATCAAATTCTGAATTATAAACATGCATACCATCTCCAGAAGGACGCTTGCAAAAAACGATACCAAGATCAGAAGAAGGAATATTAACATTAGGAGGAAAAGAAGACATACTTGTATTAGAAAGATGGGAAGAAGTCAAATCAATATATTTATCATTAGAAGGAGTAGCCCAAAAGTCGTTAGACCCACCAGAAATAGCGAAAGAAGAATGAGAGGAAGAAGTATCTGTTTTAGAACCGAAAAAGAAGATATTGGAAGGAATATAGACAGGGTAAGTATCAAAAGTTTCATGCTCGTACTGATCAGCGATAGAAGAACCAACGGAAGAAGGCCAAGAAGTCAAAAAAGCAAAAACGGAACAATCAGCAAAAACATCAGGAACGGTACTCAAATAATCACCGTTCCACACAATAGGATAAAGGCGAACCGCACCAGAATAACGGCTTGGAGAACCAACAGGAAAAGAAGGAAGATCACGCCAAAAGCCGGCACTAGTAAAAGAAGCGGGAATATATGGGAAGGCATAAATAAAAGTCTTAGTAGAGCCAGAAGAAGTATAAGAATAAGTACCCGAGTTAGTAGAATAAGAACCAGTAAAAGAACTGGAAGTATCAGTAGAATAATACTCATACATAGGATTAGAAATCAATTCATATCCTGTATATTGAAAGCCACGAGCAGTTAAAGTTTTACGCTGCCAAACATACCAAGAATTAGGATGTTCACGAAAAGAAGAAGCACCAACAGAAGTAGGCCAATCATGACCAACAGCAAATGCAGGAACAGAAAGCGAAAACGAAATGACAAGAGCCGCGACAAGGGCGGCGAAGCGCTTCAATAAGCACCGCTGCTTCATCTTCACTTCGCCACCACCTTTCGCGACATCGAATAACGGAGGGCAAGTCCGTATTGGTTGCGGGGTCTGGACTCGAACCAGCAGCTTCACATTCAGAGAGTGACGTGCTACCATTGCACCACCCCGCCATGTGAGAGCGGCAAACCGCTCTCCCATAGGAAATGAAATTGAGTTTGAACAAAGGAAGTTAAACTTCCTCAATTCCGAGAAGATACCCGTTGCGGTCAAAGTCGAGGTCATACGTAGCACCAACAACAATGAGCGCATACGGCATCATACGAGCATCGACATTGATTCTATCAACCTGCACGCCGTCATTGTCATCGTTTGCACGCATCGAATATTCGGCCATAAGAGTAGTAAAATCATAGTCTTTGCCCTGCTTAGAAGTGCCAGCGCGGCGGGACTTACCAACTACGGTAACTTTCATAAAGCGACCATCCTTTCATCAGAATAAAGATATATCATCAAACCCATCTTCACTAAAGGGAGAGGGGTTATCAACGACTTCATGGAATTCTTCAACGGCAATGCGAGAAGATTCAGAGAATTGCGCAACTTCCTGTGTAAGTGCCAGAGGGGAGAACGGAAGACGTTCATCATAAAACTGCTCCCACTTACAACAAGCGAGGAAAAGCAGTTCAGGACGATAAAGCAAAATATCAATAATCCGATGACCGAAGACGTTAGCAACATAAGACATTTTTTGTTCCTCGGTATGGATAGAAACAGAGAACTTTCGAGCAAGGTCATCACTAAGGGGATGCGATAAGTCCTTAGAAAAGGAGATGCTACGGGCTTCAAGGTCTGTTACAAATTCCATATCTTCCCAGCCATCGGGAAGAAGCGTTTCATTTCCGTAACGATTCCAACATTTACGAAGGTAGCCGAAGAGCTTATCAGGGTCTTCATAATAGAACCAGAAAAGCGGAGAAGGGTCATAAACAGTGCGACCGGAAGAATTCACACGAGAAGTATATTTCAACTCCATCTCGTAACGAATAATATAGGAATCATCGGGGCAATCAAGAAACTCACCAGAAGCCGCACAAAACTTTTTTTCAGGGTCTTGCAGGGACTTATTATAGATACGGCAGAAGACCGCAGAAGACGTTCTACGACCAATATAAACGGTAGTGGAATCGCCATAGCCCTGATACATGAACTTGCGAACCTTACGGGCTTTTTCAGGGTAATTCATTTCATCGACAGAAGCAGAAATAACACCTAAATAGAACTCGCGCCAACGTTGCTTAGACATAACAACATCGAAGCAAAAGTCGAGACGGGAAAAGTGACCAAATTCGTGTCCATCCTGCATCAGTGACGCGAGCCGCGGCAATGTGGGACGGAAAAGCTCACAACCATGACCGGACACTTGCAAAGAATGCGGAGACTGTTTCGCGCCGTTGTTCGGCTTAAAGAAAAGGCCAGCAGGTGAATTATATGGGGAATTCTCACTTGCGTTGGAAGTCTGCGCAAAATGCAAATCACACTGAGCAAGCGCATCTTCGATTTTGGGAATAGAGATCGAACCCTGCTCAAAAGCAAACGTTGCGTAGTCAAGTTTAACAACCGTTTTCATGTGAGAAAACCACCTTTCATTTCCATGGCTAAATGTTACCATAGTATGAATGGATTGTCAAGAGGAAATTTCAATTTCGTGGGCGTATTACACGAACGCCCACGATCCCGCCGTCCGACCCGCAGGGGACGGGGGACGAGGGACGGGGGACGGGGGACGGGGGA